TTAACGCCGAATGGGCGTTTTTCGCTGAGAAATCTCAGCGGGAAGTGCTTCATACCTAGATGATAAAGTAAATAGTTTTACATCTGACGGGTATAGTTTCTCTTTGGAGAAAGCTATTTCGTCGCTATCTACCTCCGATCTCGAGATGTCGTATAACAGAACAGCCTTACGAGCTAGCCACCTTCTAGGCAGCCGGCGCGGTTTGACTGTTGTATTGACACAAAGAAATCTTCCACCTGATGGAGCTGATTCACATATAATATGATCATCAACGCCATCATCAGGACCTACTAGGAAACTAATAGGCTTAAGCAACTTTCTAACTAACCGGGAGGTTTTAACCAACTGATAAATTAGACCGCTGCGGTGGAGATAGTTATGAAACTCTACAATTTTACGTAGAGTAAGGGTTTCCTTGATATAGAAACCTCTAACATCATAACCATCAAAGAAATTACCCCCGCAGGATTCACGAAAACGACCGGAAGAGAAACTCTTCGAGTCGTTAATCATAAATCCAGCCTTCGATAATACTTTAAAAAACATATCGTAGGCCTCAACAGGGAGGATTATATCATCTCCGAAGACTGAAACCTCTGAGGTATCAAGTCCAAGATACTCACAGGTGGCAAAAGCCAGACTGTAGAATAAAAGGGACTCGAGCTCAAAGGTAAAACCATTGCCCATGGCTGAGAATTTTTCATACTCATACCATGTGCCTTCGATCTCGTAACGTTCAGAACGTACTTGATCTAGAGCCTCGAACCAATCAATTGGTAAGAGATCCATAACGAAAGCATAAGCAATAGTATCACTAGCAGAAGCTAGGTCAACTGTTGCTAGGTGCCCTGTTATGGAAGCAACTTTGGCAAGTGTTTTATGTTTCTCAGGGTTCCTGTTAAGGAAAACACCTGATCCTTTCAGTCTTTTTCTAATCCAACTTCCGTAACCTTTTTGAAGGGCTACGTTCACTAATGGGCCAATAGCAATCGGCCTATCGGTAGAAGCGGTTTTAGGAACAAAGCTAAGTCTATCACCAGGAATGACTGTAAAAAACTCGGGAATCCGAGCGTCAGACTGGTTGATTAAGTGTAAACCTAACCAACCCGGTGAGGACCTAAGCAACTCAGTTGCTTGGTTCTTCGACTTTGAAGTAATATCTAAACTGCTTGTCAGTTTGTCATAAACAGACGTCCTCCGTTTAACGGAGTAAGCAGCACCTGGACCAAAAGCAAGATCCAGTTCAGAGGGTGTAGGTACTCTTCCGAGTACCTTCGAGACCTTTTTCGACGCCCCATGAAATATGGAGGCAACATCGTTGTCGTCTAAATGACGACGGTGACGAAAAGACTGATTTGTATTCCTACAAATAGCCTCACACTCAATGAACTTTTTCTTAGCTTCCAGTTCAGGATCCTTAGATACGTCCCAATGTGGGTACTTCTTAACTAAACACAGGAGGAAATTACATTCCATGTACGCCCAATGATCGTTAAAATCACCAGGGTCGACAGAAAGTTCCAGTAGCTTGTCGTTGTCGTAAAGTACACTGTACCAAACTCTCATGCTGAATTGTGAATTAAGATCTTCACAAACAGCTAGAATAAGGTCAGTATACCTGGCAGCGTAAGCCAGCTGATCGTCCCATGCTCCAAGAGCACGTTGGACAAGAACACGTCTAAGACCGTGCTTGCTAAGATTAGGCTTAGCCATAATCTAGATTCTCCTTTATGGATGTGTTTAGATTTCCTAATAAGGAAACGCCTGATTGATAACAGTATCGGTCACCTGGTCATCTACTAACAAAGTAGAACCAAATGAGATAGCGTCACCAATAATACTGGTAGGAGCATCGTTAGGGACGGTAACATCGCCATTAAATTGGCAATACCGTGTAACAACAGATCCATCAGATAGCGTCACCTCGTAAGGAACAGTAACTTTAACAGAAGTCTTAGCTACTGTAGTACCCTTACTAGGGCGTAGACCAAGGGTCACTTTTGCACGGAGAGCATGGTTTGTTTCAGCCATGTTACCGTAAACAATTAACAAGCCATCTTTTTGTAATGGTTTGAAAGTGACATCTGCGTCTGCGTTGTCTTTTAAGACAAGATTTGCTATTTGCATAAGGATTATCCTCAAAAAGTATTAGGTCTAACGACCGAAGACGACTCTCAGTAAACTTAGAGAATCAGTGAACCTCTTTACATTCATTGAATTCAACAAATCAAGAGGAGGAAAAGAAACAACAGGAGGACCTGCTATCTCACGTTGGAGGTGAACCTCACGGCGACTTCCCGATGTTAATAAATACGGGAGAGTGGAGAACCCACTCATCTCTGCTTTTTTAAAAGTAGAGTAGCCACCACCGACATAGGTTAAACCCACGTCAGCTAGAGACGCCTGAAGCCAATCACCGACTGGTAGAAACCAATCGACAACAAAGCTAAAAGGCACAAGCTCCCAACCTAAAAGGAAGGGATTTGTCAACCCAAACGCCGAAGCGTTTCGCAAGGTAGGATTTGTAATTCTATACCTAGCCTCACGCCGGATAATGAAGGCACCAGAACTTGAAGAGTCTACATGCACAATACCGTGATTAGCTATTGTTGGAATAGCGTCACCAATACTGTATGCAGAGTACACCAAGTCATGAGTATCTTCATTTAACTTACGAGCGGTCATCTCAGCAGCGTTATAAACGTCGCTGAGTAAAGGGACCCAACCGTACTGCAATTCGAGCCAACTACTAGCAGCAAACTTATTAAGTGAGCTTTTAGAATTGGAGCGACGTGCGCGACGGATAAGGGACCTTTTATGATCAAAGGCAGTTTTGTAACGACGAGGAATCGCCTTTGCAAAACGAGCGTATTTAGAATCATCGAGGCGTACGTTATCACGTATACCAAGAGATCTAAAAGCGGCTTTAACATTGCCGCTTCTGAGTTTATGGTAAGCTGTTCCAATGCGTTTAGCAGTGGAAGCAACCAAGCCAATAGACTCAGGAAGCTCGCCGAGAGCAACAGCTAAATTAAACTGTTGATCGGCAACCTTTTTAAGGATTTCAAGATCAGCCTCAGCCTTGGTAGCACCAACATAAGTTGGAAATATACCACCATAGCAGTTCCAGAAAGAAGCATTGTCATACTTGCCTCCTGGAAGAGGAAAATCTGTGTCTTCGCGAGAGAGCCTATCATAAGGCATAAACTCTAAAGACAAACCGAGTTCTTTCTTAGAAATATACTCAGTATCCTTATATGCAACCTTACGTTCATACTGACGATAGTTAAAGCTTGGTCCACAAGGTCCCGTAAAGGAACCTAAGTTGCGGCCAAACTCGAACGAATTATCAGGATTATGTAAAATTGTCATGATCACCTCCGTAAGTTACTACGACAGTTAATTATCCATCGTAGAACACGTTTTAAACGTGATACACGGATGCTAGTAGAACTAGCAGGACTGTCAAGAGCGGTAAATGTGAAAGGGATAATCTCCCATTCCACACGTCTCAGTCGAGACAAATCTCTCTTCTTGCGAAGGAGATCCCGTACTAGGAAGATTAAAGGCTTAATAAATTTAGGCATAGATCCTCCATAGTAGCCCGTGAAAATGGGCGAAGGCCGAAAG